GATCAAGTACGACAACCGAGGAATCATTTAATGGCTCGCATGACTGACGACGAACTTCTGGCGCTGATCGAAGCGCGAGAAGGGGAGTCGTATGGGTATGGCGACGGCGAGCTATCGGAGAAGCGTGCCGAGGCGATTGCGCGATTCCTGGGCGAACCCTACGGGGACGAGCGCGAAGGCCGCTCGCAAGTGGTCGCAACGGACTTGCGCGATACGGTGCTGTGGGCCATGCCGCAATTGCTGCGGGTGTTCCTCGGCGGCGATGAACTGGTTCGGTTCGATGCTCGCGGCCCGGAAGATGAAAAGCAGGCCAAGTTGGAGACGGAATACATCAACTGGCTGGCTCTGGAACGAAACGACGCATTCCAGCACTTTTGCGTCATCGTGCAGGACGCTTTGCTGCTTGGTACGGGCTACGCAAAGGTCTGGTGGGATTCGAGCGAGGACATCCAGACCGAAACCTATTACGGCAAGTCGGACGACGAAATCGGGATGCTGGTAAACGATCCCGATATTGAGGTCGTCGAACACAGCGCCTATCCCGATCCTGCGGGCAGTGGGATGTACATGGACCCGATCGCCGGGCCGGTTCCCTTGCCTGCGCCGACGCTGCACGACGTAAAGGTAAAGCGTCGCTACGCCGAGGAAATGGCGAAGTACGCCGCCGTTCCGCCTGAGGAATTGCTAGTCCACAAGACGGTTAGGACGGGTTCGGTGCAGGATGCCGCGTTCGTCGAGCATCGCCGGATGGTGACGCTCTCCGAGTTGCGGGAGATGGGTTACGACATCGCCGACGACGATTTCAGCGCCGACGATTGGATCGACAGCGCAGAGGAAGAAGCCCGGAATCGGTACGAGGACGAACACAGCGAGGCGATCGACGCCGACCCGTCCATGCGCCGCGTGCTGTACCGCGAATGCTACCTGCGGGTCGACATCGACCGGGACGGGATCGCGGAACTGCGCAAGGTCTGCATTGCGAATAAGAAGGTTCTGCACAACGACGAAGCGGACTGTGTTCCTTTCGCCGCCTTCTCGCCGATCTTGTTCGGGCACCGGCACCACGGGCTGTCGTTTTTCGACTTGCTGGCCGAGATTACGGCGATCAAGACGGCTCTCCTTCGTGGGATGTTGGACAGCCAGTACCTTGCGGTGCAACCCCGGACGGCGGTTGATGTCAACCGGGTGAATCTGGACGACATGCTCGTGTCGCGGCCCGGAGGGATCGTTCGGGTGCAGGGCGACCCGGCAACCGCAACGGTGCCGCTGGTTACTCCGGACGTTGGCAAAACAGCGCTGTCCGGAATCCAGTACGTCGACGCATGGAAGCAGGACGCTTCCGGCATCAACCCGTACTTTCAAGGCGGGGCGATGCTGGACTCGCAGGCGTTGAACAAAACCGCCTCGGGTGTCTCGCAACTGATTACCCAGGCGCAAAGCCGGATCGAAGCGGTTGCGCGGTCGCTCTCCGATGGCGTGCGCGACCTGTTCCTGCTGCTGCACCAGATCACGCTTAAGAACGCGACGAAGGCCGAGAAAGTCCGGCTCAGTAACGAGTGGGTGCCGATTGACCCTCGGGAGTGGGTGCGCCGGTCGAATCTGAGCGTGCAAGTCGCTTTGGGCGCTGGCTCGAAAGAGATGCAGACGCAGCAGCTACAGCAGTTGATGGCGATGCAGATGCAGTTGCTGCCGGTGGGCATGGTCAAGCCGGAAAACCTCTACAACACAGCATCCCGCTTAACGCAGGCAATGGGCTTTCGCTCGCCCGAGGAATTCTGGACCGACCCGAGCAAGCAACCGCCGCAGCCGCCTCCGCCGAATCCGCAGATCGAAGCGGAGAAGATCAAGGCGCAGGCTCAGATGCAGGTCAAGCAGATCGAGATGCAGGCGCAAGCCTCGGACGATCAGCGCCAATTCCAGATCGAGCAGCAGCGTTTGCAAGCCGAGATGCAGGCCGAGCAGTTCAAGGCGCAATTGCAGGCCGAAATCCAGCGATACAAAGCCGAGTTGGACGCGCAACTAGAGCGCGAAAAGTCGGAGATGCAGCGGCAGACGCAGTTGCAGATCGCGCGGATGAATGCGTACACGCAGCGGCAGTCGAACATGGGCGGCGCGAAGGTGAAGCGTGGACACTAACCAGCCCATCGTCGGGGAGATGGATTTCTCCGAGCCGATTGCCGGCGAGTTGGACGGCGAGATGGTAGACGCCGCGCAGGCAATCATGGATGGCATTACGACGCTGATTACGTTGCAGCAGCAGCAGATTCAGTTGTTGGCTGTTCTGGCGCAGCAAATGACGAGGCCAAAGCGGATCGTGCGTGATTCGTCCGGTCGTGCTTTGGGTGTTGAAACTGTAGAGGGCTAGACATGGCTGTTACTTACTCGACCGCGTGCAAAACGGCGCGCATGGAAGCTGTTGTTGCGCAGATCGACGCCGGGGCCGGCACGTCGACTATCGAGATCGGCACGGCCGGCATGGCGAGCGTGCTTGCGGTGTTCGATCTGCCGGACCCATGCGGCACCGTGACGAACGGCGTTCTGACGTTCGACATGGACCCGGACCTGACAGACTCGTCGGCGAACAATGACGGCACGGCCGCCGCAGCGCAGATCAAGAACGGCGACGGTACGGCGGTAATCACGGGCCTGACCGTCGGCACGAGCGGTGCAGATATCAACTTGGACTCGGTGTCTATCACGACCGGCCAGACGGTGACGCTGACCACCGGCACGATTACGCACGCGTGAAGTTCACCCGCAAGAGCTACGGTCGCCTGCTGCGGGCCGACACTGACGATCACCTTCCAGTGACTCGCCTGACGCGGTGATCTGACATGGCAGTTCGCGCCGCAGCCGGCACCGGCTATCTCATGGCCGTGAGGTAGCGCATGGCAGTTCGTTTCGAGGCTGGAGCATCCGCGCCAACCGTCGGTCGCTTGCAACGCACGCCCGCGTTCACCGGGACGCCGTACACGGTCGTTGCGTGGTTCCGCTTCGACGACGATAGCGTGGGGTCGACGGAGGCGTTCGATTTCTACAGCACCGATTTCTCGGTCGATGACTGGCTAGAACTGCGCGCGCCCAACCTTTTGCGCGTTGGCACCTACGACTCCGCTGTCGATAGCGCCAGCGACGCATGGCAGGACGCGACGTGGCACTGCATGGCGATGACGCGCTCTGCGACCACGCAGACCGGCCATGTACTCGATCGAGGGGTGGTGCTCAGTCGATCGACTACGTATTCGGCTGCTTTCCAAGTCGAAGCCCTGCTCGGCTACGACGGCGACGGCAGCGCAGCCGGCCGCGCGGTCACGCATTACAAGTGCTGGACCGCCGCTCTGACGCATGAAGAGCTTGCGCGCGAAATGCAGCAGTTCGCGCCCGTTCGTACGGCGGACTTGGTTGCCTATGCGAAGCTCGAAGCGCACACCGATCTGTCGGACGAGATTGCCGGATCGTTTTCCGCTGTCAACGCCACGCCATCGACGGTCGCCGGTCCGAGCGGTGTCCAGGACGAGTGGACTGGCCCGCGCGTAGCCAGCAGCGCAACAACAGTCGGCACGACGAGTGCCGGTGGACTGTCGATCAACCTGCCGAGCGGTGTCGCGGCAGGCGATCTGCTCATGGCGTTCGCGGCGAACGACACGAGCGTCTCCTGGTCGGCTGGTGGCGACTGGTCACTTATTGATAACGGTGCGAATGGCACCGCTGTGCAGGGTGCCTGCTGGGCGAAGATCGCCGCAGGCAGCGACACGCTGACGATCACGGGCGAGGCGAACGATATCGCTGTCGTCACGATCCGTATCCCCGCCGCGCAGCACGGCGTGACCGATGTCACGACGATCACGAAAGGCACGGCGGCAACCGGATCGAGCAAAGCGCCGGATGGTCCGAACTGCAACCCCGGAACGAGCGGCAAGTACCTCTGGCTGACGTACTTCGCCAGCGACGACGACGACAACACTACTTACTGGTGGCCGGTCGAGGCGGCACCGATCAGTCAGACTAAATCGGCGACCGGCACGTCGTCGTGCATGGTCGGTGTGGCGTACAGATGGTTGGAGGCGTCGAGCTACAACCCGTCTACGTTCCTGCTGGCCGCGTCCGAGGAATGGCGTGCGCAGACGTTTGCGATTCCGGCGGCGGCGAGTGGTTCTACCGGCACGCTGGCTGCTACCGAGAGTGGGTCGGATACCGCCGCGCTAGTCGGCGATGTTCTAGTCGAAGGATCGCTGGCCGCGACGGAAAGCGGCAGTGACGTAGCTGCGCTCATTGGTGTCGCGCTGGTCAGTGGCACGCTGGCGGCGACTGAAACGGGCGACGACGCAGCCGTCATTGCGGGCAGTGTCTTAGCGCAGGGAACGCTAGCCGCTACCGAGTCGGGCAGCGATGCAGCGGCGATTGAAGGCGTCACGGTCAACGTGGCGACTGGTTCTCTGGCTGCTACTGAGAGCGGCTCTGATACCGCAGAGATTGTCGGTGCAACGCTAGCGCAAGGGACGTTAGCGGCTACAGAGAGCGGTGCTGATGCGGCGGCTATAACGGGTCTAGCGCTTGTCTCCGGGACGCTTGATGCGACCGAAGCAGGAAGCGACACGGCGGTTATTGCTGCCGTCGTGCTGGTTCAGGGATCGCTGGATGCGACGGAATCGGGCAGCGACATTGCTGCTATCGAGGGCAGCCTAGCGGTTATTTCCACTGGCTCACTCGCCGCGACGGAAAGTGGCAGCGATACGGCGACGTTTGCCGGGGTTGCGCCTGTATCCGGTGCGCTGGCCGCTACTGAGGCCGCTAATGACTCCGCAGCGGTGTCCGGCGTTGTGCTGGTCACTGGCGCGCTGGACGCGACGGAGACGGGCAGTGATACAGCGGCGTTTGCAAGCTCGACGCCTGTTACCACTGCATATCCTGGTCCGGCGGGCCGGGCCACGAAAGGCGAGCGCCGCCGGGTCGTTATCCGCGAGCGGGTCTATGAGGTCAATGAGCGTGACCTACCTGCGCTTCTCGAAGCGGAATTGCTGGATCGGGCGCCTCCGGTTACGGCAGAGGTTGTAGAAGGACCGAAACCGCCCCGGAAACGGGCCAGAAAACGGGCCAGAAAGGCGCCGCAGCCGGTCAAGACGGTCGCCGAGGTACGGGAGACCGTACAGCAGATCAAGCGTCGCATAGAGCATGACGACGCGTGGCTGGCGCAGGCACTAGAGACGGTCGCTCAGAGGGTACTGGAGCGCCTACAAGACGAGGAAGATTCGATCATGTTGTTGCTTGCCGCATGACACCCGAAGAAATCATCGAACACGCCCGCCTGGTGCGGGTGTTTCTCGAATCGGACGAATTCAAGGCTGCATGGGAATCGGTCGAAGGCGCCTTGCTGCGTGAGTTCCGGGAAGCGTCGGAACCCGAGCAGGCCCTAGCGGTTCACGAGCAGATGAAGGCCATGCAAAGGCTGATGTTCCGTTGGCAGTCTACGCAGACGGATGCCGCCATTGCGAGGAAGGAGCGAGAGGACCGCGACCGACCAAGACGCGGAATCTTTCGTTGACGCGCCGCCACCGAGCGGCGTTTTTTTTGAGGTAATCCATGCCTGATGAACAATCGCCAGCGAGCGAAACCGACATCGTTTCTCGTCTAATGGAGTTGGAGCAGGACGAGGAACAACCGCAAGACGACGAACCTGCGCCGCAGGAAGAAGTCGAGGACACCGAGCCTGTTGCGGAAGAGGCCGACGAGGAACCCGAGGCGGAAGAAGAAGCCGAGGAAGAACCGGAAGCCGATGAGTTTGAATTGCACTACAACGGCACGACCGAACGGGTGCCGAAGGATCGTGCGAAGGCACTTGCCCAACAAGGGCTGTACTACGAGCGCAATCAGGCGCAAGTCGATCAGCACTGGAAACAGGCGCAAGAGGCGCAGCAGTTCGTTACGCAGCAATTGCAGGCAGTTCCCGAGTTGCAGGAAGCCGCCGCGCTGGTATCCATGTACCAGAAAGCGGTCGAATCCATCGACATCGCGGACATGCAAAAGCTGGCGACGGAAGATCCGGCGCAATACCTTGCCAAGCTCGCCGAGTACAACACGCTCAACCGGCGTTTGACCGAGGCGCAAGCGAAGCACCAGGCAGCCGCGCAGCAATTCGCTCAGTCGCAGCAGCAGTTCCAGTCCGAGGCGTTGAAACGTGAGCGCGAAGCTCTGTTCAAGGCCATCCCGGATTGGCGTGACGATTCCAAGTTCAAGCAAGCCCGAGGCCGAATCCTCTCCTACATGGCAGAGCGCGGTTTCAGCGAGCAGGAAGTGGGGTCGCTGATGGATCACAGGGCGTTGCTCGTGGCGTATGACGCGGCGCGTTTTCGTGAGAGTCAAAAGGCGTTGAAGGCATCGGCGAAGTCCCTCGGCACGAAGCCGAAGGTGGCGAAACCGGGTGCTAGCACTACGCCGGCTCAAGCGAATGACGAGCAGACGAAACAGCTACGGCAGCAATTGAAGAAAACCGGAAAGATCGACGACGCGGCTCGACTGTTCGAGCGATTCGTCTAAGGAGTTTGAAATGGCAATCGCCAAGAACCACACCTACACTGGCAACAAGATCAAAGAGGACTTCCACGATGTCATCTACGACATCAGTCCGACCGATACGCCCCTTCTCACGATGGCCAAGCGGCTGAAGGCCAAGAACACGCTGCACCAGTGGACCTACGATGCGCTGGCGGCGCCGGCCGCGAACGCCAACCTGGAAGGTAACGACTTCTCGGTTACGGCGCGTGCGCAGCCGACGACCCTCGGCAACTACTGCCAGATCCTCGTCAAGACGGCGAGTGTGTCGGGCACCTTCGAGGCGGTCGACAAAGTGGGTCGTAAGTCGGAGATGGCCCGCCAAGTCGCGCGCATGTCGAAGGAGATCAAGCGCGATCTGGAATACGCGCTCGTTCGCAACCAGGCGTCGGAGAACGGCAGCGCCGCTACCGCGCGCACGATGGCTTCGCTGGAGTCGTGGATCGCCTCGGCGACGACCGGCAACGGTGTCATGGCGACGAGTTCGAGCGGCGGCACGACGGCCGGTTACGCTGGCGGCACGGTTGCGGCTCCGGCCGCGACGGTTACGGCCAAAGCATTCGGTGAAGCCAACCTGAAAACCGCGCTCGGGTATGCGTGGGCGGATGGTGGCGATCCGAGCGTCATCATGATGTCGTCGAAGAACAAGGAGAAGTTCTCCGGGTTCACGGGCATCGCAACGCGCTTCAACGATGTCCGGGGTGCGACCGAGGCGAACATCATCAGCGCGGCCGACATCTACGTGTCGGACTACGGGGTCCACAAGGCCGTCATGAACCGCTACATGCGCGACGAGGCGGTTCTGTGTATCGACCCGGAGTACGTCGGGGTTGCGTTCCTTCGCGGGTTCCAGACGAAGGACATCCCGGCGGCGCGTGACGGCACCGAGAAGGCGATTCTGTGCGAGGCGACGCTGGTCGTGCAGAACCCGAACGCGCACGCCAAGGTCTACAACACCGGCGGCTGATTCGTTCGTCAACCCAACGGACGGGCGGGGGAAACCTCGCCCGTTTTTCGTTTGAAGACCGTTCTCGACCAAGACCCCCTCACCGGCATTACCGAGTGGTTCAACTATGACCCGGTAGCCGATGAGGTCACGGTGTACTCGGAACAGCGAGACGCCGAGATCAAGCAGTTTCTGGACTACACGCAGGCGATCCGCAACGAGCCGGAGATCAGCCGCGATGGCATCAAGGGTTCGTTCTGGCGATACGCGAGCCTGCCGCCGATCGTGCAGGTTGAGTTGCGCAACAAGGGCATCGACATCTTCAACCCCTCGCACACGAAGGCGCTCCTGAAAGAGATCAACGAGCATTACCCGCATACGAAGCTCACGGACAAGATGCACCGATGAGGGAGATGCCCATAGCCGAGCAGGGCGCGATCCTCGTCGATGCTCGGCGTCTTGCCGAAGCCGGGGATTACGAGAGTGCCTCGCGGGTCGCCTATCAAGTGCTAGAGCGGGCGCCGAACAGTGCTTTAGCTCTGCATATGCTCGGCTACATCTACCTGCAAGTCGACAAGCAGGTACTGGCGTACCAGTTCTATCGCAGGGCGTTGCAGATCGAGCAGCGCCACGCGGAGATCTGGAACAACTTCGGTCGGGCTGCGGATGAACTGCACCTGTACCACGAGTCGGAAGCCTCGTTTCGGCGGGCGCTGTCGCTTAAGCCGGACTACGCCGGGGCATGGGCGAACCTCGCGGTAAGCCTCATCAATCAGGCGCGTTACGACGAGGCGCTAGAGGCCGCAGAACAGTCGGTATCGCTCGATCCCGATGCGCCGGCAGGTTGGATCAACGTCGGCTTTGCGTCGCTCGCTAAGGGCGATTGGGGCCGGGGGTGGGATGGGTATCACAAGGCACTCGGCGGGAAGTTTCGCCAGCCGGTGGCCTATGGCGATGAACCCGAGTGGGACGGCAGCCCGGTTGATTGTCTGGTGGTCACGGGCGAGCAGGGGCTGGGCGACGAGATTTGCTACTCGCGAATGCTGTTGGATGCAGCGAAGGACTGCAAGACGGTCGTATTCGATTGCGACGCGAGGCTTGAAGGACTGTTCCGGCGGTCGTTCCCTGGCATAAAGGTGTTCGGCACACGCAAGTCGGAAGAAGTGGCGTGGCTGGCCGATTACAGGCCGGATGCGCACGTCGCTCTCGCAGACCTCGGACGGTTCTACCGGAGAAGTGACGAGTCGTTTCCTCGCGATGCGTACCTGAAGGCCGATCCCGAGCGCATCGCGCAGTGGAAGGCGATCCTGAAGGGCAAGACGATCGGCCTTGCGTGGTCTGGCGGCACGTTCCTCACGCAATCGGGCCTGCGGCAGGCGGGCATCGAAGGATTCCGGCCGCTGATCGAGTCTGTCGACGCTACGTTCGTATCGTTGGAATACCGCGACTGCGCCGACGAAATCGAGAAGTCTGGCTTGCCGGTTCGCTGGTTCGAGCGGGCGACGATGGCGCGCGATTACGACGAGACGGCAGGGCTGATTGGTGCGCTAGACATGGTGATCGGCGTGCCGACCACGGCGTTGCACATGGCGGCGTCTTTGGGCGTGCAGACGTGGTGCCTCGCGCCGGAGCCGGTGCAGTGGATGTTCAACCGCGACGACTTCCCTTGGTACGGATGCCTGCAAATCTTCCGCAAGCGTTCTGATGAGAGTTGGAGCGAAGCGGTAAAGCGGTTCACGGCCACGTATGCGTGATTTCTGGACGAACAACGCCACGCTGCGCGACATAACGCCGGGCGGCGTGCGGTTCCCGGAAGTGGGTCTGTTCGAGGCATTGCGGGTCGCCTGTACGGGTGTGGTGTTCGAGTTCGGTTGTGGTGACGGCAGGTTGGCGCCGGCGTTCGACCCGATGGATTACGTCGGGTACGACATCAACCCTCACGCGCTGAAAGCCGCGCGTCTGGCGAACCCGGCGCATCGGTATACGACCGAGTGGGAGCCTGCCGACACATGGTTGGCACACACGGTTCTGTTGCATGTGCCCGATGACGAGATTACGGAGTTGATCGGCCGGGCGAAGGGCTACCGACGAATCGTGATTAGCGAAATCATGGGCCGCAAGTGGCGCAGGTCCGGCGATCCGCCGGTATTCAACCGGGAGGCGGACGAGTACGCGCAGATGGTCGGGAGTCGGCCGACTGTCATTGCGGTGCCCTACCCACGGTACGGCTGCTGTCTGCACATGCTGGTGTTCGATGGGCGATGACGTGCCGGACGGCTGGCAGTGTTTCGACGTTGCCGCCGCTTTGGAGTTCGTATCGCGGTTCGAGTTGGCGGTTGACGGCGGCGCACATCGAGGAACGGTCACGGCGCAATTGTTGCCACGTTTCGAGCGTGTCGTGGCGATCGAGCCGGGGCCGCTGGCCGATCGCATCCCGACGGACGCTCTGGTGATCCGGGCGGCGCTCGGCGACAAGCCGGGCCGCGCAGGAATGGCCGATGGCGCCGAAAACTCCGGCCAGCGTCATCTGGTTGCGGGCGACGAGGTAAGCGTCATCACGCTGGACTCGCTGAATCTCGCGCCGGACTTCATCAAGTTGGACGTGGAGGGCTGCGAGTACGCGGCACTGATGGGAGGCGAGCGAACGATCCGAGGGCACAGGCCCGTAATCATGCTGGAGGACAACGGCCTATCGACCCGCTACGGGGTTGCCCGTGGCGAGTGCCGCTGCTTGCTGGAATCGTGGGGCGCGAAGCTGGTCGCCGTGCGCAACAAGGACGAAATCTATTCATGGTGACGAACGTCTGCGTTCTTCGTAGCGGGGGTGACTACGGTCCCGAGCATGTCCGGTGGCTGGCGAAGCAGGTTCCCGATCTCGTGTGCCTGTCGGACGTTCCGGTGTCGGGTGTCGATACGGTGCGGATGCGCTACGGGTTCCCGGGCTGGTGGTCGAAAATCGAACTGTGCAGCGACGCCTTCGACGGCGACCTCATGTACTTCGACCTCGATACGGTGGTGTTCGACGTGCCGAAGGTCGATAAGACGACGGTACTACGGGACTTCTACTACCCCGAGACGATGGGCTCAGGGCTGATGTACATCGCGCAGGAAGACAAGGCGCGGGTGTTCGAGGATTTCATGCGGCAACCGAGCCTGCACATGCGCCGGCATTCGGTTGAAGGCGATCAGGCTTTCTTGCAGCAACACCTCGGCGACTGCCAGAAGTGGCAGGACGTTGCGAGGGTCGTTTCGTTCAAAGCGCATTGCCAAGACGGCGTGCCAGAGGGCACGCAGGTTGTGTGCTTTCACGGCAAACCGAGGCCCTGGCACGTTCTCGCTCCGTGGGTTCCGGTGATTCAGGGATAAGCATGGCATAGTCTGACGCATGGCGCGTTCGCTCACAACCGATCAACGCACGGCACTTGCCGGCGATCACGTCATCCAGTGCGCGCTGGTTGAGGTTGGCCTCGACGCGGCGACGATTAGGCTGGCGCTGGCAGGACACGACATTCAGTACGGCGGCAATACCTGGGTAGGCGCAGGAGCGCTCGGCAAGATCGAGCAGATCGAGGAAGGGTTGGCGCTTGAATCGCGCGGCATCCGCATGACGCTCTCAGGCATTCCGACGACGATTGCGTCTGCCGTTCTCAGTGAGCCGATGGTGTTCAGGCCGGTGAAGATTTACACGGCAATCTACAACCGCGACACGCACGCGCTCATCGATACGCCGGTGCTGGAATGGTCCGGGTTGCTGGATAGCGCGCAACTGGTAACGCAAGCGAGGGAATAAGCGATGGCATATGAAACGATCGTAGTGCGGCAGAGCAAGGCGTTCGGCATCACTGGTGAGGACGGCGATACCACTGTTTCGCTCGACAGTGCCGTGCTTTCCGGGTCGATGCTCGTCGTGATTGGCGCTGGGGTCGATGCAAGCAGTTATGATGCATTGCTCTTGAATGGCGTAAGCGGTGGAGGGTCATGGGGGTCAATCACGAACGTCCGGTCGTCTTCGTCCTATGCACCTAACGTCTATTCTGCTGTCGCACACAACGTCAGCGCAGGATCGCCAACTGTAACTCTGTCGTGGAACGCATCGACGAATAACAACGTCAGCGGCGTGTTGATGGAGTTGACGAAGGCGGCTACGAGCAGTGCAATCGATAAGAGCAAAACAGGGACATCCGCGTCTGGATCGACGATCAGCACTGACGCTACTGGCGCTCTGACGCAAACACATAACCTTGCGATCCTGTGCGCTGGCGGATGGATTGGCACACCCAACAATCCGAGCGGATGGGTGAACGATCTGACGCAGGGAAACGGATCGCCGAGCGTCGGGTGTCAGGTCAGCCACAAGAACGTCACGACGACAGACTCGATCACAGGGACTGTTACGTTTTCCGACGCCGGCGCTTCGTCCGCGCTGCTACTCATCATCAAAGCGGCAGTCGCAGGCTCCGGATACAAATACAAGTTCGCGCTGAACGACGCAACGCTTACGAGCGCCGATACAGGGATCACCGGCTACGTCTGGCGTAACGGCGACCCGGATACGGTGCTGGCAGAGAAATACACCGGACTTGCAGGCGACGCTGAGGACGGCGTGTTGTACATCACGAGTGGCCTGCCGGAGGGCGTAGATTCAGGCGACACAATCGTCGGATCGTTCTACAACGAAAGCGACGGCAGCAGGCCGTTCGCCACTGGCACCGTGGAGAATGCGTGATGGCCAGCTTTCTGGAAGTCGCCGTTAGCGACATGCGAAAACCCGGCCAGCCGACTCCGTACTATCCGAATTCCTACGCACTGAACGACGACACGTGGTGGCTGCGCATTTCGGAATCGGCGCAAAAAACGAGAGCCGTTTTGGTGCAGGGGCGCTATCCGACCAGTGAAGCGTGGAACCCGTCAATAAATCAGGATTATGGCGAGGTTAGCTGGCTAGGGTCCGAGTACAGCACCAAAACGTGGAACCGGCTGTCGTGGTGGAATCATGTGATGCTCGGAGACACATACAAAAACAATCACGCGGCGGGTTTTACGGGCAACACGCGCGTGATGATCTGGGGCACGGAGTTGTGGGTAAAAAGCAAGTCGATTGGGGTGTGGACGCGAAGGCTGCATGGCGACTTGCAAACAGGCGATTGGTGGGAAACGAATTTCACGGCAGCGCGCAATCGGACTGATTTCGGTGCGTCGGCGTATCGAATCGAGGCATCGACCGGCTACATGTCGGTACGCACTCCAAACGTCCCGGAGTGGACATATGCACTCTGGCATGGGTGGTCGGCATCTGTCGATATAGACCCGTGGGACGTGGCGGACGTTATTTCGGTGCAACGCACAGCGCTCGTGTTGCACGATCCGCTAGGAATAGACGACCGGGACGCCAGCAGGTTTCTGGCGGGCTGCGGGGCGGACTACATCCCCACTGACGCGCTCGGGTGGTATCCCGGCGTCGGGACATCAAAGGCCAAGTTCGTCCGCGCCAAATGGCCGAACTGGCAATTCCACGTCATGCACACGATGACGGAGGCGCAGATTCGCGCGCCCGGTGGGTGTCCAGACGAATTGCTTGCGCTGTCCGAAGGTGGTGGCGATCCGGGTCCGGGTCCGGGTCCGGGTCCGGGTGGCACGACGATCCACGCGCCGACAGTCGGCGAGTGGCAGCCGCTGCTTGTCGGTGGCAAGGCGGGCTGGGGGACCAGTGGAGTCACAGGCTCGCCATCTGGAAAAATCCGCCGCCGTCGCGGCATCGTTCTCATGGAGTGAAGCATGTTCATCAAGCAAAGCGAATCGACTGCGGCGCGGCGCACGTTTTATTTCACCGCGACGAACACGGCCGACGACAGCGCATACACAGGCGCGCTCTCCGGCGCAGACCTGAAAATCAGCAAGGCCGGCGGCGCGGAGGCGAGTTCCGCCGGGACTGCGACGCACATCGCCACAGGTCTGTTCAAGTACGAGGCGACGGCAGGCGAGTGCGACACGCTCGGAGAGCTGTGCCTGCGAGTTGCGAAGTCCGGCTTGTACAACGACGTGCGCGTCAAGACCGTCGTGCCGTGGGATCCGTTTAACGCTTCGTCTCTCGGCCTGACGAATATCGACGCTCCGATCTCGACGCGCTCGACTCTGACCGCTGCCGCGCTGCTCGACCTGGCGGACGGCATCGAAACAGGCATGACGCCGCGCCAAGCCCTTCGCCTCCTGTGCGCCATCCTCGGCGGCAAGACGGAAGGCGCCGACACGAATAGCGAGAAGTTCCTCGCCGCCGTGGCGGATCACAAGATACGCGCGACGGTGACGCTGGTCGGCTCGGATCGTTCGTCGGTTGCCGTGGATCTGGACTGATGTTCAACGCTCAGACCTTCGGGCTGCGCACGTTCTCGGCCAATACATTCATCGGAACGTCGGGGCTCGCTCCGACGACGATCTCGATCCCGATCAAGCGCGGCGGGGCGATCTTAGCCCTGACGACGTTCGACTACTGGATCATCAACGCCGATGACGAGTTGATTGCATCCGGCACGGCGACGACGGGTACGGATGGTGTTCTCGGGATCACGCTGTCTGCCGGGTACACCGGGCAGACGGTCAACGTGGTGGTGAACAATCTTGCGCAGGACATGAACACTGCCGGCAAGTGGCAGAAGCAATTCGTGGTGACCATATGAACTACACCGAACTGGTCGCAGCAATCACGTCATGGTCGCACAGATCGGACGTTGCCGCGCAGGCCGACACGTTCATCCAGTTGGCCGAGGCCGAGTTCAATACTCGCCTGCGCACGGTCGATCAGGAGACGGTCGCGGAGCTTGTCTGCAACACGCGGTACACGGCGCTACCGGCGGACTTCCTCGAAATGCGCGCCGTCGAGTACCTGGGCGACACGATCAGCAACCTGACCTATGCCACGCCGGAATTCGTCTCCGAGTGGCGTCGGGCGTCGCCGACCGGGGACTCGAAGGCGTACACGCTGCGCGGGTTGTACATCGAGCTGCTGCCGAACCTCGGGGCGGACGATCCCGACGTTGACGGATTCGGCGACGACGTTGCGCCGTTCCAGTCGGGCGAAGTGCCGCTGACGATCCACTACTGGGCGAAGGTGCCTGCGCTGACTGCGCTGGCGCCGACGAACTGGCTCATTAACGCGCACCCGAACCTGTACCTGTACGAATGTCTGCGCGAAGCGGCGATCTGGACGAAGGACGACCGCGCCATCGAGCGGTACGCGAACCTGCTGCAAGGCTATTGGGCTTCGTTGAAGGCAAACGACGTGAACCGCCGTTTCGGCGGCTCGGCGCTGTTCATCAGGGCGGCGTAAGTGGCTAGCCTGTGGGATGCTCTGACGCAGTACCTGCGGGACGCCGCTCCGGGCGGTGCGTTGAACCCGGAAGTGACGCCGCAGGGGCTGCTTGATACGGCCGCGATGGCGACGGCTCCCGTGCCAGTTGCCGGGGATGTCGTGGGGCTGCTGGCCGACGCGAACAGGATGCGCGACCCGGCGGAACGCACGCCGCTGAATTTCGGTCTGATGGCGCTTGGTGCGCTGCCGTTCGTGCCGAGCGCGTTAGCGCACGCGGGGCTAGTGAAAGGCTCTCGGGGCGCTCGTGCGTGGGCAAATCAGGACGGCGCAATCAAGGTTTTCCACGGCTCGCCGCACAAGTTCGACAAGTTCGATCTGAGCAAGATCGGAACGGGGGAAGGTGCGCAGGCGTATGGGCATGGGGCGTATCTGGCTGAGTCGCCAAGAGTGGCGAAAGAATATGCGGATTCTCTTTCTCCGCTAGAAATACTGCATAACGGTCGGGCGGTTGGTGTCTTTGACAAAGACGCTGCGGCGAATGCCGCGCATCAGATACGCGCGACTGGCGGCGATGTTAACAAGGCAATTAAGCGAGCAGGAAACATTTACAACGGCAAATGGCGAGATGATGTCATAGCGGAAATTAAGCGACTAGGCCCAGGTGACGTAAGCGAACGAATTGGCGGCAATCTCTACGAAGCCAATCTGCGCTGGCCCGACGCTGCCCGCGAAGCCGCCGACCCGATGGGGCCGCAGCACTTCCTTGATTGGGATAAGCCGCTGAGTAATGATTCTCCGCAGCATATTAAGGACGCTTTTAATAAACTGCATCAGGATTACCCGGACTTGAAAGAAAAGTTATTCCAAGCGTACAGGGAAGGGAGGGCGGGCGATCATTACTATTCATTGTTGAACGATTACGCGAAAACTGGCGACCTTGCAAAGAATCAGGAGTTTGCCGCAAAAGCGTTACGCGATGCAGGCATCCCAGGCATTCGCTACTTAGACGCCGGTTCCCGTGGCGCAGGCGGCACGTCCAACTATGTTGTATTCGACGACGCGCTCATCGACATCCTTACGCGCAACGGCGTGCCGGTGAAAAAATGACCATCCAGCCATTCATCGGTTGGGCGCCAGACGCCGACGCGACGACGCCGGGCATCCTCGTCGATGTCGAGATGATGGAGCCGAGCCCGCGCGGCATGAAAGCGGCACCGTCGGCTGTCGTCACCGACCTGCCTGCGTTGGCCGCTGCCTGCAAGGGCGCTGCGCTTATCACGCAACTGGACGGCACGAAGCGCCTGTTTGCCGGCACGGAAGCCGCGCTGTACGAGGCAGGCTCGGGCGCTTGGACGGATCGTAGTTCCGGCGCGTACACGACCGGCGACGGCAAGTGGCGTTTCGCGCAGTTCGGCGACGTGACGATTGCCGTAAACGGCACGGACGACCCGCAGACGAGTTCGAGCGGGGCGTTCTCTGCTCTCACGGCGATGCCGGTCGCAAGCCTGGTCGCAACCGCCGCAGGGTTCGTTGTCGTCGCCAATATCACGGACGCGGACTATCCGCACGCCGATGCGTGGTGGTGTTCGGCGCTCTACGATCACACGAACTGGACTCCCGCTATAGCGACGCAGAGCGCGCGGGCGAGGCTTCTGGATACACCGGGGCCGATCAAGGCTCTGAGGGCGCTAGGAAGCCTTCTGGTGGCCTACAAAGAGCGTTCCATGTATCTCGGGCAGTACGTCGGCCCGGATGTGATTTGGGCATGGCAACCTGTGCCGGGCGAAGTCGGCGCGTTCTCGCAGGAAGGCGTTGTTTCGGACGGCTCCGCACATTACTGGTGGGGCGGCGACGACTTCTATCGGTTTGACGGTTCCCGGCCGCAGCCGATCGGCAAGCTCGTCCGCAAGTGGTTCGCGCAGAACTCCGACCCGGCGTACCTGTTCAAGATGGCCGGCGATTACGACCGGGCTTCGGGGCTTATCCGCTGGTACTTCGTTGCTCCAGGTGAAACCGAGCCGACGCGCTGCATCGTGCTGGATACCCGTTCCGGGCAGTGGGGCCGGGCGGATCGGAATGTCGAGGCGCTAGTCGATTACGTTTCCGCGTCGATCACCTATGACTCGGCGGGTGTTCTTGCTTCGGTGACATACGACACGCTGGCTATCTCGCAGTCGTTCGATTCGCCCTACTGGCTGGCTCGGTCGGAGTTGCCGGCCGTCATTGACGACTCGCACACGCTGCTGTCGCTCTCCGGTGTTCCGGGGGCTTCGTCGATCACGACCGGCGACTTGGGCGACGACGACACGCACACGCTAATGCGCCGGGTGCGCCTGCGGTATGCGGATCGACCCGATACGGCGCAGGTAACGGCGTATCACAAGAGCGACGGCGACCTGATCGAAGGTGAAACGGTGACGGAAGATTCGGGGAAATTCGACGTACTGCAATCCGACCTGTGGCACCGGCTGCGGTTCGACTTCACTGGTTCCGTTGAAGTCTCGGGCATGAATGCTGACCTTCAACCGGACGGCGCCCGATGAAGGTCGGCTCCGATCCGAGGCTTCCTCTAGGCGATCTAGGCCGCTTGATCGTGCGCCTGTATGACGTGTTTCGGGAATACGCGCGTGCGGTGAACGATCTGGACGACCGAAGTGTATTGCGTGGCGAAGGCGACCCGAACAACGTCGTAACGGCGTCTGTTGGCAGGTTGTACGTCGACACGACGGGCGGAGCGGGAACGGTGTTGTACGTCAAAGAGTCGGGCACGAGTACCAATACAGGATGGGTAGCGAAATGATCGGTGAAATCTTGGGCGGGCTCGGTGCGCTCGGTGGCCTGTTCGGCAGCGGCGACGACGAAGTAACGCAACGGCAAGAGTTGCCGTCGTTCCTGCAACCCTATGCGCCGCTGTACGCGCAGATGGGTTACAACCTGTCACAGCAGCCGTTCAACCCGTATCCGTTCGAGACGGTCGCGCCGTTCACGCAGGATCAGAACGCCGCGATGGACATGGTGCGCCAGCGGTCGATGGCGGGCTCTCCTGTGGTCAACGCTGCGCAACAGCAGACATTGAACACGATCAACGGCGACTATCTGAATCCGTCGACGAACCCGTACTTGCAACAGACGTTCGACCAAGCGGCGAACCGAGTGACGGATGCGTTTTCGCGTGGCACGGCTGCGCAGACGGACGCGCGATTCGCTCGCGCAGGGGCCTTCGGTGGCTCCGCGTGGAACGAGATGCAGGGCGCGAATCAGCAGGCGTTGGGCGATTCGCTGGCCGGCTTGGGCGCCAACATCTTCGGCAACAACTACGCGCAGGAACGCAACCGGCAACAGCAAGCGAGCCAGTTCGCGCCGAACCTCGCCGCACAGGACTACCGCGATGCTGAAGCCTTGCTGAATGTCGGCGGGATGCAGCAGCAGCAGGGGCAGAACTACCTGAGCGACGACGCGAATCGGTTTGCGCAAGCGCAGCAGTACCCGTATCAGCAGTTCCAGACGTTCGGGCAAATCTTCAATCCGGCGCTTGGCGGGCAGTCGACGCAAACCCTGCCCGGTGTCAATCCGGTTGCCGGTGCATTGGGCGGGGCGATGGGCGGCTTGGGCATCTACAACGCCGGGCAGCAAGCGGGCGTGTGGGGCCAGCCGAATACGGGTGGAAGCGGGTTACTCGGCTCGGCTACTGCGTCAACGCCGTATCAGCCGACGACCGATTGGGGCGGGATCTTCTCTGGCGGGAGGCTGTGATGTACGGCTATCAACAAGGTTTGCTCGGCTCACAGGATCAAGGAAGCGGCCTGCTTGGAACAGGAACTCAGGACTTAATGCGCCAATACCTGCAAAGCCTTTTCATGCGCCGCTATCAGCCGCCCGCGATCCCGCAGCAGCCGGGCATGGTCGGCTCGCGCATGGGCCCAGGTGGGATGCAGTACATGGCCCCGCAGGTCGCACAGGCCGCGCCTCCGGGCAAGACCGAGATGCAGCGGATGCAGGAGCAGCTCGCGGCGCTGCAGGCGCAGATGCAGCCGAGCCTGTGGCAGGGCTACGACGACTTCGGAGGCGGCTGGTAATGGGACTGCTCGACATCGACATGACGACGCCCGAGGGGCAGGGGTTCAACTCGGCCCTGATGCAAGCGGCTGCGGCACTGCTGACTCCGCGCCATCGTGGCGGTGGCATGGGTGCGGCGTTCTCTGCGTTCCCGCAGGCGATCGAGCAGAGCAAGGCGCTCGCGCAACGCAATCGGTTGCTTGGGCTGCAAGAGCAGCAGATGGGCTTGCAGGGGCAAAAGCTCGGCTTTGAGATGGAGCAGTCCAAACTCTCCCAACAGCAGGCAGCGGAGAATCAGGCGCGGTTCAATGCGCTCGTGCGTGGCTTGCCACCCGATCAGCAACCGATCGCCGAAGCCCTCGGGCGCGACTACTTCAAGGGGCTCGCTCCGCAGGCTCCGAAGGCGGCGGAACCGACTGCGCTCGCCAAATTGATCGCAGAACGCGACAAACTGCCGGCCGATCATCCGTGGAGGACGCTGTACGACAAGTCGATCGAGAAAGCGACTTCGCACGCGCCGGCAGCGAACATGACGGTGCATACCGGCACGCTCACGCCCGTCGAAGTCGGCGGACAACCGGCGTTTGCGATGGGCGCGAAAGACGGGACGGCGCAGATCATTCCGGGGCTGCAACCTGCGGGCTCTGCCGAGGCGGCAGCGAAGAAAGACCAGCGCAAGACGGCGGCGGTCAAGACGGCGAACATCATCATCGGCAAGGTGGATGACGCGCTCTCGAAAGTCGGTATGACGACGACAGGCATGGTCGGTGCTGCGCTCGGAAACATTCCCGGGAGTTCCGCATACGACCTTCGGCGCGCAGCGGAAACGATCAAGGCGAATCTCGGGTTCACGCAGTTGCAGGAAATGCGCGACCTGTCGCCTACGGGCGGCGCACTAGGTCAGGTGGCCGTGCAGGAATTGGCGATGCTGCAAGCCGCTGTGTCGAACCTTGACCCGAATCAAAGCGCGCCGGAACTCACGAAGAACCTCAAGGAAGTGCGCGCTCGGTACTCGAACGTGCTCAAGATTCTGGAGGGCGGCAACGGCGTGCAGGATGATCCAGCGCCCTCTGGCACCGCCAAGCGTATGCGGTTTAACCCGGCGACCGGACAATTGGAATGAAGGAAATCGAACTGCCCGACGGCACGATCGCCGAATTCCCGGATGGGATGGGCGACGATCAGATCGCGGCCGTATTGCGTCGGCAGTTCGGTGGGCCTGCGCAGCCGTCGTCGCTGATGGATCGCGTCTTGCAGGCGGCAAAGCCGGAGATGGGCGTCTTTCGCGGGATGCGCGATCCGGTTGATGCTGGCGCTCAGATGCTTGTGCGTGGCGCGAACGCGATCGGTCTTGCGCCGGATTCGGAAGTTGCCCGCGTTGACCAGATCAACCGCGACGCCGAGCAGTCGTATCAGCAGGGGCGTAGTGACGGCCAAGGATTCGATGCTCTGCGCCTGATTGGCAACGTGCTCGCTACGTCGCCGATGTTCGCCGCCGCTCCGGTCGGTACTGGCCTAGCGGCAAAGACGGCCATCGGTGCCGCGACTGGCGCAGGTTTCGGTGCGATGCAACCCGTCGAGAATCCCGGCGATTCGTTCTGGCAGCAGAAGCTCGATCAGGCGAAATCCGGCGCGATTGCTGGCGGGGTTGCTGCGCCAATCACCGCAGGGCTCGCAAGGATCATCAGCCCGAAAACGTCGCCCGACGTACTGGCATTGCGCAAGGAAGGCGTTACGCCGACTCCGGGGCAAATCCTGGGCGGGACGTTCCGCTCTGCCGAGGAAAAGGCAAAGAGCATTCCGGTTGTCGGCGGCATGATCCGCAACGCCGAAGGGCGCGCTACGGAGCAGTTGAACCGCGCCGCAGTGAATCGGGCCTTGTTCCCGATCAACAAGCGGTTGCCCGATGGCATGACTGGTCGAGAAGCAGTCGAGTTCGCGGAAACGGCGCTCGGCCAGTCGTATGACGACATACTCAATCGGGTCGGTGCGCCGAAGGTTGATAACCAGATGCTCGGCGAACTCGCCAATCTGCGCACGATCGTCGCCAACCAGCCGAAGGACTTTGCCGAACGGCTCGACCGGATCGTGACGAACGAAATCCTTGCGCGCACGGAAAACGGCCGGCTGACCGGAGAAGCGATCAAGAAAGCCGAGGGCAATCTAGGATCGCTCGCAAGCGGCTTGATGCGCAATCAGGACGCGGATACGCAAGTGCTCGGGCGGGCCGTCATGGAGACGCAGCGGATTCTTCGCTCGTGGCTGGAACGCGCCGCGCCGAAGGATGTTTCTGCGCAACTGAAAGCGACAAACTCGGGATGGGCGAACTTCAAGCGAGTACAGCACGCCGCTGCCGGTCTGGGGGCTGGAGAGGGCGTTTTCTCTGCCGCGCAACTTCAAAGCGCAGTGAAGGCTCTGGATCGCTCGAAAGACAAGGGAGCATTCGCACGAGGCGGCGCGCTGATGCAAGACTTGTCGGAGCCGGCGCGCAGCGTGATGATGCAGCCACTCGGAAACAGCGGCACGGCGGATCGACTGCTGCCGTTCGCACTCGGCGGGCTGGCCGCGAAATTTCCGCTTGCTACCGCAGCGGTAGCGGGTCCGCTGGCCGCTGCCTACACGGCACCTGGGCAGCGCGCGATGGCAGGACTACTTGCGAGCCGGCCAGCGTTTGCCGAACCACTTGCCCAGGGCGTGCGCCAAGCCGGGATTCCGATCCTCACGGGCGGGCTGTTCGGCTTGCTCGGGCAATGACTTGTCGCGTTTCCAGATGTACGGAATCGCTGCCACTAAGGCCGCGCCGATGACGATGCGCCAGAACTGATCCTCGCTCACGCAATTCTCCAAACCGCCTCCGGGCGGTTTTTTCGTTTCTAGAGGCTACCAAATGCCCGTTCCGACCGCAATCACCGACCTGTCGACCTCGGCCGCTGGCAACTCGCCTGCCGGCTCGGATACGGTCTTTCCGAGCTTGGACGACTACATCCGGGCGTTGTCCGCGTTCATCGCGCAGAACTACGCCAGCATTGCCACGAAACAGGCGTCGCTTGGCTATACGCCAGTGAACAAGGCCGGCGACACGCTGACGGGCGTTCTCGCGGCTACGAAGGGCACTGCGGCGCTACCGGGTATCGCCTTTTCCGGCGACACGAACACCGGCATCCACTCGTCGGGGGCGGACACGCTCGATCTGGTGACTTCCGGGGCTATTCGGTGGCGTGTCGATTCGTCTGGCCGGCTGCGGTCTGTAGCTCGGACACATCCGATCTTCCGCGCGGTCACGTCGGCGAACATCACAACGACAGGCGATTTAACGACATACACATCCGAGACTGACGACGGATCGGCGTTCAACGCAACGACAGGGGTTTTCACTGCTCCGGTTGCCGGGTGGTACGAATTCACCGCATATGTCGAATCCTTCCTGACGAGCGGAAGCGGCGAGACTGGATTCCGCCTGACTTCCGGTGGCTCGACGCTCGGTAACGTGACGATCTATCACGCAAATTCCTCGACCGCTCGCAAAGTGACGTTTTCCAGTGGTCCGGTGTACCTGAGTGCGTCGGCGACGGTCAAGGTCGAATGTGTGCTAGCGTCAGGGACATACACAACGATCATTTGCCGCGCGTTTTCCGGTCGCCTGATCGGGTGAACCATGACTCGCTTTGCATGGGCCGCGCTTGCGGCCTTTTTCATTTGTGCGCCGGCTCACGCAAGGGACTGGACGGCGGATGAAAAAGCCTGGGGCACTGCGGTACTGGCAACGCGGCTAGTCGATTGGGGTCAGACGCGCAACATCGCGCGCCATCCCGAGCGGTGGCGCGAGTTGAACCCGTTGCTGCCGGAGCATCCGACGTTGGGTGAGGTCAACCGGCATTTCCTCGTATCGACTGCGCTGATGTTCGCGGCTGCTCATTACCTGCCGCAGTACCGCAAGACGATGTTGCAGGTCTGGTTCGCCGTCGGTGTTGGCGTGACGGCGCGCAACGCCGCGATCGGTATTCGGATGGAGTTCTGAATGACGGAGTTCGACATGCGCGAGTTCGGCCGCTTGGAGGCCACCGTCGACGAGCAGGGCCGGCGCATCGACGCCATGAGCAAGAAGCTCGATCACCTGGTGTCGCTGGCCGACCGATCCAGCGGCGGGCTGTGGGTCGGAATGGGCCTCGTGTCACTGCTGTCGAGCGTCGTCGGTTGGTTCTCGCACAACGTGCTCGGGCGATGACCGTCTCGCTGCGCGTCAAAGGCTGGCTCAAGCCCGACGCGATCGTGGAGGTGAGTGCGGAGTCTTACGCTGAGATGGTGCACGAGTGCCGCAGGGTCGCCGAACTGAACGAGCGGTTGACGGCGCACAGCGAGGCATTGCAAGCCTTGCTTCGTGCGATCAAGGATCACGGCACCAGCGGCGAGGACTTCGCCGATGCCTACCGGGTCGCAGTGGTGGCGGTGCAATGAAGATCGCCATCGATCCGGGGCATGGCATGGGTTCGAGCACGCAAGGCGTGTTCGACCCTGGCGCGGTTGCCGGCGGCATCCGCGAAGCCGATATCAACCTCGCCGTCGGTCTGCTGTTGCGCGACGAGTGCATGCGGCGCGGCTGGTCGTCGGTGATGACGCGCGCCGACAACGAGTCGGCTGCGCACCTGCGCTGGCGCGTCGCCCGGGCGCGCAATGCGGACGCCGACTGCCTCGTGTCGATCCACTGCAACGCGGCGCATACGACGCAGGCCAACGGCGTCGAGACGCTCTATCTCGCCGCGCAGTGGGTCGCGCTGGCCGTGCAACGCAAGCTCGTCGCTGCCACGGGTTTCCGCGATCGCGGCATCAAGCAGCGTGACGGGCTGGCGATCCTGCGGTACGAACGCCCGGCGATCCTCGTCGAGCTTGGCTTCATCACCCACGGCATCGAGCGCCGCGCGCTGTGCGATCCGAAAGTGCAGCGCGCTGCGGCAGTCGCGATCGCCGACGGGCTCGCGGAGACGATACGACCATGACCTTCCTCTTCGATCTCTTCGTCCAATTCGTGATCGGTATTTTCGTGCTGTTCGTACTCTGACAGGAGGCATTCATGCCCGCACTCGCTCCACTGATCGTCGCAATCCTCTCGATCCTCGGCATCCAGATTTCCGAGGATGTCGCCGCCGTCGTCGCGGAAAACCTCACGGCATCCGTCGTCGCACTGGCCGCGCTGATCGCCGCGCTGGCGAAGGCGATGCAAGCGTGGAAGGACCGGCAATGATCCGCGCCATCATCCTCGCCCTGGCGATCCTCGTCGCCGGGTGCTCGACGCTCACCGCGCCGCAGAGCTTCGACCAGAGGGTCGCCTACGCCTACGGGTCGGTGACGGCGACGCTGCACACGTGCGCCTCGCTGTACGAACGCCGCAGGATCACGACGGAGCAGGGGCAGAAGTGCTTGACGCTCACGGATCAAGCTGCCGCCGCGCTGGCACTGGCGCAGGGCACCGAGGACGCGCAGACCGCACAGGGGTTCCTCGCGGTCGCGCTCGGCTTTCTCACGCAGCTCGAAACCATGCTTGCGGAGGCGCAACGATGAGCACGAAACTTCTGGTCGCCGTGACCGCAGTCACCGACCTGCTGACCACGGCTGTCGCATTCTCGACGCAGGCCGAGCGCATCAGTCGCATGATTCAGGCCGCGCAGGCCGCCGGACGTGACGACCTGTCTCCCGAGGACTGGGCCGCGATCCACGCGCACCACGCCGCCGCGCGCGCAGCTCTGGCGCAGGCGCTGGCCGACGGGGCGACGCCATGACGCTGCTGCTCATCATCCTCGCGGCCATCGCGGGCATCGCCGTCGGCGCGATCTACAGCGATCCGCTGCTCGCTCGGTACGACGATCTGCGCGAGTTCGTGCGCCGGCTGGAGTGAAACGCGGGATCGAGAAGCGTGCACACCGCACGCTGGCGCACGCAGCCGCAGCCGCGCGTCCCTGAGCCCTTGTTGGTACGCCACCGATAGCGCGGCCATGACGATGTGTGCGTCGGCGTTCGTCATGGCCATTTGCATCCGGCCGCCGCCTACGTCGAACGTGAATTCGCACGAGTGGTCGTCCGGGTCTGTGCTACTGAGTATTGAGCAGACGGGTCTCATCAGCCGCGCGCCTCCGCCTCCTGCGCCTGCAATGGCTCCATGATCCAATCCGGGCACTCGTAGTGCGCGCTCATGCCGGCTTCTTTCGCTGTCGCCTCAATGTCGCAGGGGCACAGACACTCATCGTCATTCCACTCCCATCCGGCGTATTCGATGCCGTCTACTACGGGATCGACGCCGAGAGCATCGCGCAGCTCTTCCTTCCTGCTGGCAACCGTGACTGAGCCGTCACGCCGACGAATCACAACCTCGACACACATCACCGCGCCTCCGCGTCCTTCGCCGGGTCGATGGGCACAATCACCGTCTTGTGCGTCTTGGCGCAGCCCTCGCAGATCACGGCCCAATCACCGAGGTAGTCGAGCCGCAGGCCGTGCTTGTTGCACAGCTCGTCGTCGTCGTACTGAGGTTTGCCGGCGAAGCGGAACGGTTGCGTGTCGCGATACGGAGACGCCCCCGGCTCATAATTGAGGTTCGAGTCGTAGAACACTTTTTGGTCGCACACGTCGCAGAGTCGGTAGTCAGCCATTGCCATCACGTCTCCTTCGCCTGCGCCAGTGCGATCAACTCGCGCCCACGCTTCCAGATCGTCATACGCAGGCGGCCGCCTGCGTCCATCTTGCGAGCCTGCGTCCAAGTGATCGCCTGAGCGATCCGCCGGCAGTCCATTTCGCGGCACTGCTGCGGCTTGTCGTGCTGGATCGTGCATCCGTGCTCGCCCAGGTACACGCAGTCACCGTTCGGCTTGTGCGCGAGCATTCGGGCGCCGTGCATGTAATCGTGCGGCTCGGTCTGCCACTTCGAGGCGTCCTCGTGCGGGAGGATGCGTACTGCGTCGTTGTGGCAGCACAGCGTGCAGCCGTTGCATGGGACGTCGTACAGGCCGAGGTCTTGCCGCACTCGGTCGATGGTTGCTGGCTGCATCGTCATCCCCCGAAGTGCTTGCGGTGCAGCCGGTCCAGTGTCTCGACCTGCCGCTCGGTCAGTTGCGTGACGTGGCCGGCGTCGAGTTTCTCGGCGAGCGACTCGACGAATCCCTGCTCCCAATCTGACAGGTCGCGCGTGCCGAGCATGCCGACGAGGCGGCGAATCATCGTTGCTGTGCTCACGATCTGCATCACTTCTCCTTCGCTTGCGCCAGTGCGATCATCGCTGTGTCGATCGTAGAGCGCGGGGTTTCGCCAGTAGCCAGCTTTCGCCACTCACGATCATTCCTGCCGCCTGTGACCAAGTGCGCCTCCCACATGCCATCCTCGTCATATGGAACCGCGCTGACTTCGACTGCGGGATTGCACTGCCACCAGTCCAACCGCTCGGCGTCCTTGCGCAGCGCATCGCGCCGTCCTGACACGGGCACGATGGATTGTTGCCGATGCATGGCTCGCTCACCGGCTGGCGCTCGGGCAAGTCGCGGAACATTTCCGCGAAAGAAATACGCCGCAGCCGTGGGTCTTCAGTGCGCTGGCGCTGCGGTTGCGGCGCGGGGTGCGTGAAGAGCGGAGCAACGTCGCCGCCAGCCTTTCGCCATCTGATCGCAGTCGGCTCGTCAGTCGTCGCTTGCGACGGCAGGCTATAGGCAAGTGCCATCCACGCAACCGGCTTCGCGTCCGCCATCCCTTCCAGCATCGTGACGACGGTGCGGAGGTCGGCGGCGCATTCCGCGTGTCGCTCGCCTGTGCGATCCTCCTGCGCCGTGCGCGCGAGTCTTGCGCGTTCCTCATAGCTGCGCGCCATGCGCTCAACTCGCCCGGCGAGTGCCTTGTAGTCGGTCATCGTTTCCTCGGTTAGGGTCGCCCGGGCCGGCTGATTCCGGCAGTTCCCAGAGTTAGGCCGCTCCCCGAACAGCAGACGGGGCGCCGCAGCCTTATCGCCAAGCTCGGATGGCACGCGCGGGCGGTTGAAGTCATTGCACGATCACGCCTAGTTGCGTGGCCGCGTAGTGCATGACGCGCTCGACGTACTCGGAGAACGCGCCGACATCTAACGTCGTCGTACTGATGCCGGAACGATCGCCGCTCGGCAGTTCTTCGTAACCGATGAATTGGCGCTTGAAGTGCTCGTGCCACGCTTCGGCGCTGTACTGTTTGCCGTCCACCCAGGCGTTCGCCGAAACCTCGTTTAGCACTGCCCAATAAAGCCGGTTCTGCGGGTTGCTGCGCCGCGCCTTGTGCTCGGCCACCATCACGCCAAGCGGCTTGCCGGCCTGCGCCATCGCGAGCCAGTTGGCCCGCAGGAAGGCGTAAAGCTGCCGGCAGTTGATCTCGTCCCTGAGCACGAACGTCCTCAACATCAGCCGATCACCAAGCGATCACGACGAACGATCCGCACGCCATCGGGCACCGGCTCGCCGGCCTTGATCGCCGCCTTGATCCTGGACTTGTCGGCCTCGACCTTCACGCGGCACAGCGCATCCGGCAGGATCACGTCGGGGTCGATTTCGACCGACTCGTCGCGGCCGATTTCCAGCCGGGCGGAAAATGTCCCGTCGATGGCGTCGATTCGTTTGATGCCGGTCAGGGCCATGTTCTCGCGCAGGTACTTGCGCAGCCACTCCGAGCGCGATTCCAGCGCACGCTTGCGGTTCGTCAGGCGCTTGATCGCGGCGTTGACCGCTTCGGCCTCGGCTTCGAGGTTCAGGATGTAGGCTGTGACGGCCTGCCCTTTGCCCTCGAACACGGCCAGTGCGTTGACCAACTCGGGCGACATTTCTCCGGTTTCGGCGTCGAACCCGTTTTCCAGTGCTTCGGCAACCATGCCGGTGCATTCGTACAGTCTCAGCATGTCAACTCCCATACGGTTGCGCTCACTCGGCAGGAACCGCGTTCCCATCGATTCGCGTTGACGAGCGTCGTTCCTGCGCGCCGCACCGAACCGCGCTGTGCCATACCAGCCAATTGGGCCGAAATGGACTCAGGACGCGCCCGGACGATCCGGGTAATGTCTTGCGTCGTCCCTCGGCCTCCGAGGGCTTGCAGTGCGGTTCTGATGCGATTGGCGCGCATGTCAGAACGGGATGTCGTCGTCCATGTCGTCCATGCCGGACGGCGCCATCACTTCTCGCTTCTCTTGCTTGCCCTTCATCGGCTTGTCGCGCAGTGCGGTGACCATGCGTGACAGCGTTTCCGGCTCTGTCTTGCGCGCGAGGATCTCGGATGCGGTCAACTCCGTATCCGGGTCGAAGCAGCCGACGATGTTGACCTTCGCTCCGATCGAGCCATCGCGCTTTTCGTATTCCTCGCGTTGCAGCAACAGCCCGATGCGCTTGTTTGTCAACTCGGGGAAGATCGTCGCCGGAAACTTGCCACGCTGACCGCTGCCAGAATCCCACTTCTCGACTTGCCCTGCGGTCGGGGTGAGGGTCTTCGCCTTGCAAACGGTCATCATTGCGTTAAGCGTTTTGAGGCTCGGCAAGGCTTCTCCCTTCGCGTTGTACGTCCACAGCGAGAGGAAATCGGCCGTAGCGCCGTCGTCGGACTTGAACGAGAACTCAACGCCCTCCGTCTCGTTCTTTGATGTGACAATCTCCACGCGGGTCAGCGTGCCGACGTACTTCCCGGTCTGGTCGATACGGCTCACGATGTTGTCGGCCGCGCTTGCTGCTTTGGTATCGAGGGTGTAGCTCCTGCTCATGGCTCATTGCTCCGTAGTGGTCAGGCCGTAGTACTCACAGATCGCGGCGTCGACTGCCGCGAGGTCGTTGTGGATCAGGTCGTCAGCGAACAGCCCAATGGGCGACTTCACCGTGTCCTGTCCGCTGTTATGCGTCGAGAACAGGTATTCGCCGTCTCGAACTTGCGTGCGCAGCACGATCGAGAACAGCCCCTCGACCGTGATCTTTTCGTCCAGCAGCTTGCCGATCGTCTTCACACGCGTGCGCCCGAACTCGTCAGATTGCGTGTGCCCGAGGATGTAGACGCGAACGTGATCGGGCAGGTTGTTCGCAAGCGTGAGTACGTCCCATGCGTGCCGACCGATGTCGCTGAACTTCTCGAAACCCTTCTCGTCGCTGCGACGCATGTACTCGTTGGCGAGCACGTACTGAAAGTCATCGAGGACGATCACCGGGCGCTTCGTCTTGCTCATCAGTGAGCAGATCGTGTCGGACTTGTCGGACACGAAGATGTTCCCCGCCTTCGCTTCCTTGTCGAAGTACTTCCAGTCAGCGGAGCGAAACGGAAGCGGCTTGCGCACCGACTGAATCAGCAGCGTTTCGGCCGCATTCATGTTGCGCAGGCTCGTGCTCTTGCCCGTGCCGCTCTCGCCGAGGATCAAGACTGCTGTACTCATGGCTCAGACTCCTTTGCTCATCGCTCAAAGATTCCATCTCTTCCTGCTGGCCGACGGTGGCCCACCATTGCAGCCAGTCCATCAGCCGCCCCTCGCCAACTTCTCGATCGTCTCCGACAGCACGATCAGTTCGTCCTTCTTCATCACCTTCCACATCCGGCGCTGCCCGTGCCATCCGTTGAATCCGTCCCGGTGGCACGATGCGCAGACCGGGATGCAGACGAAGTGCAGGCCCTGCTTGATGTGGTGCGCCTCGCTCGGGGCCGGCGCGTCGCAGACCCCGCACGGCATGCTCTTGATGCGCTCCAGGTACTTGCGAGCGTTGGCGCTGATGCCCTTGCTGTTCACCGCACCCGCTCCGCCATCCACCGAGCCAACAGCGGCGGCATGCGCCACACGCGTAGCGCGTTCGGGTCGGCACGCTCCTGCGCCTGCTGCTTGAGCCGGCGCGCCGCAGCGTCCGCGAGCGCCTTCGCTTCGCTGAACGTCAGCGGGTAGTGGCGCACGATGTCGGCGGGTTTCATGCCGCCTTCCTCGCTTCGCACGCATCGGCGGCGGCGATCAACTCGGCAGCGAGTGCGCGAGCCTGTTCCGCACTCAAAGCAATCGACGACGTAACGTGGCCGGTCACTGCGATGAATCTGATGCGGTGGAAACTCGCCTCAACATAGAAATTCGGCTCGTTCCCCTCTTGTCGCATCACGCTTTTGTACTGGTCGTACAGGCCGAGCGGCTCGCGCTCAAACTTCGGTTGTGTCATGGCTATTCCTCTTCCTCGCAAGCGGTTTCAATCGGCATGTAGTACCGGCACCATCCAAGCGACTCGCGCTCGCCGTTAAAAAACGCCTGCGACACGAGCCCTTGTGCCGGCGCAGTGCGCTCGCATCGCGGCGCGTAGGGACATACGCCTAGACCGTCGGCGCAGCGGGTCGTGTCGTTCATAGCGCAAACTGCTCGTATACGAGAGCGTCGAAATCGTCCCTCGCAGCGGCGCTCGCAGCGGCACTCGCAGCGTCCCACGCAGCGGCCAACGCAGCGGCCCACGCAGCGGCCCACGCAGCGCCGCTCGCAGCGTCCCGCGCAGCGGCCCACGCAGCGGCCCACGCAGCGCCGCTCGCAGCGGCTCTGAGCGACTCATCACCTGTCATCAGGTAGTCGAGCACTACATCGGCCGGCTCGTGGTACAGGTGAATCACCGATAGCGCCTGCATCCTCGCGTAGTAACGCAACGTCTCGCTGATGTCGGCTCGCTCAATGATCCGGCGACGGCGGCACACGAACTTGTCGTCGTGCTCGTCCACTACGTCGTCGCACTCGACGCGGCAGAGCACAGGTCCGGGCGCGTATTCGAGCGCATGCGCCGGTCTGCGGCTGGCGTGCAGGCCCGACTCGCAGATCACGACCGGGCCGGTATGCACGAGCCACTCACCGTCGCGCGGGATCGGTCTGCCGTCGCGCAGGGTGTCAGCGACGAAATGCCATGCGTCGATCATCAGATTCCCCCCGCCAGCCACAGCGCCACGAGCCCGCCGATCGTCCACAGCACTGCCGACAGCGCCAGCGCTGCGAGGATTCCGCGTGCCGCGTCCAAGCCGTCGTCGGCTTCGTCGATCATCCGTAGCAGGTCGTTGTCGCGTCGCATTACGTGCGCTCCTGTGCGGCGAGGGCGGCCATAGCGGAACGTGTTTCAGCCGCCATCCGGTGCCAATCATTGATTTGCGCAACGTCTTCGTGCGAAGCACCGTATGGCACTCGCACGAACTCTGTGACCGCCCCTTCGATCACTGCATCTGCCATTTCTACGATGGCGCGCAGCGCATCCCGCTCCGCCAGCAGCGCGGCGATCGTCTCTGGGTCGCAGGCGGCGATCAGGCGCGCATCTGCCAAGACGTTGTGAATGCGTTTGTCGTCGTGGAAAACGGCGTCACCGTCGGCATTTCTGACCGTGACGTGCGTGGCGCTTTCGTCGATTGCCCGCCCCGGCGTCGGCCCGGCAGCCAGCGCAGCGCGCAGTGCGGCGTAGCGGTCGGCGGTCATCACGCACCCCTCGCCAGATACCGCACGATCTCGGTCTGCATGTCCTGCGCGAGCACGCTGGCCTCGTCGTACCTGCCGGCGAGGACATGCAGCCGCAGCACGTCGTGCGCTCTATCGAGATCGAGCCACTCGCCGCCGTGCTTCACCTGCAAATCGGCATACACGATGTCGCCGTCTGCCTTGAGCGCCATCAGGTCGGCACTCGATGCGGCAGTGGCCTGCGCCTGTTCGTAGGCAGCGCCTATCGGGTCGCGGTCGTCGGTGCGCGGGTCGATCGGATGGCCCGTGGGTCGCGGCCAAGTGCGCTCGTCTCCGTACCCCTGCGTGGTGTAGGTCATGCCGGCACCTTCTGGCTGTAGCACTTGCGGGCCGTGTACGCCGATTGCAGGGCTTCGTGCTCGCCCTTGACCCGCGCGTATTCGGCTTCCTGCGCCTTCTTGCCGCCGAGGAAGAACAGGGCAGGCCAGAACAGCACGATGCCTACGGTCGTCAGCGCGGCATCGTTGCTCGCGGCGGTGTCGAGCTGCGCGCCGAGTTCCGTGGCGCGGTTGTGCAGGCGGGTCAATTCGGCCGCGATCTGCTCGCAGTCGTACCCCTGGTATTGCAGGGGCGACACCGACTGCGCGGCGATGTTCTGCGAGGACGTTGCGCAGCCGGCGAGGAACGCGGCTGCGGTTACTGCGGCGATCGTGCGTCTCATCTGCTGCTCCCTGTCGTTGTTGGATGGCGTAGTTGTGAGAATAGCGGCCCTATTCCTATATGTCAATAGGGCCGCTCTACTTCAGGCGTTGCAAAAAAGGCCCGCCGAAGCGGGCCAGGCGGACTACAGGGGTCTGTGATCGCCCCGAACGCGTCTACTCAGTTCGTCGTCGAGAGCCTGCGTCATGCCCCTAGTGAACGTTGGGTTGCGATCGCATTCACCGGCCGTGTCGGCGATGTACTGTCGGCGCCGGTCCCAGCAACAAGGGGCGCTATTGCGCGAACGGAATAGGGGCGCTACTATACGGTTCATGAGCATTGTCTCCATCCGTAAAGGGCTCGGTCTATCGCAAGCCCAGTTCGCCGCAGGAATCGGTGTGACGCAAGGAAACGTGTCGCACTACGAGTGCGGCCGGCAGCAGATTCCGCCCGACGTGGCGGCGCGGATCATCGCCTTCGCCAAGACGCATGACCTCGCGATCACGTTCGACGATATCTACGCCGCGTCGATCGCCGAGAAGGCGGTCTGAGCGATGCCATCTATTCGACCGGCTTGTTTGGCTTGCGGCAAAGCGCGGGCATCCAACCCCTGAGAGCTATGGCCCTCGAAAGGCAGGACGTGAATGCTATGAGCACCTTCGCCGCCACCCGCCGCGCCCGCCTGCGCATCATCGAGGCGCGCATCCGCACGCTGGTCGCGCTGTGGCTCAGGGAGTGCGGGCGATGACGCTGCGCTGTAGGCCGGGCGATCTCGCCGAGATCCTCGTCGCCTCGCCATACAACCCGGCGGTCAAGGGCCGTCTCGTCGACGTGCTGTCGCCCGCCCCTGCCGGGGATTTCGCGATGCCGGACGGCTTCCTGCAATTCGCGGTGGCGCCCGATTACTGGGTGTGCCGACTCGTCGGTGGTCCAGTGCTCTCGCCGACTGGTCCGAGGCGGGGGCAGTGCAACGCGATGCAGAGGCGGCCCTACATCGCAGTGCCGGACCGTTTCCTGCGCCCCATCCGCCCCGACGCCGAGCCGGTCGATGTCGAGGCGGGCGGGCCGGTGGAGGCCGCCGCATGACCGGCCGGCAGCCACTCTCCCCGGAGGCGATGCTCGCCTACCTGCAAGAGCACGCCTACCGCGACGGCGATTGCCTCACCTGGGCCGGGCCGTTCCAGTCCAGCGGCGAGCCACGAATCATGTGGCACCGCCAGGAGCATCTGGCGCGCCGGCTGCTCGTCGCGCTCTCTGGTCGAGAACTTCGCCCGAAGGATCGCGTGTTCGACACCTGCGGCAATCGCAAGTGCATGACGCTCGCGCACCTAAGAATCGGCACGCACGCCCAGGCGTTGAAGCAGCGCGCCAAGGAAGGCGCATACCCCTCCGGTGCCCGCAGATCGCTCGCCGTGGCCGTGGGGCGCGCGAAAAACGCCCGGATGGGCATCCACGCTGCGCCGGCAGTGCTGCGCATGCGTGCCGAGGGCCGAACGTACAAGGAGATTGCCGCGCTGTACGGAGTGCATCCGTCGGCTGTCGGGCATGCGCTCAAAGCGTGGGCGCGCGCCGGAATCACCGAATGGCGGGCGGCGGCGTGAGCGCATGCGCATGGATGGCCGAGCAGGCGCTGCGCGTCGACGACTTGCCGCACCGCGCGCTGATGGGCGAGGCCGAGCAGCGCCGCCGCGCACCGAAGCCGGCGGCAGGACGAAAAGCGCGCAGCCATCCGTGCCGCTCTCACCGACGACTGGCAGACGCTGCGCGATCTGATGCAGCGCACGGGCTGCGGCAAGTGGCTCGTGTACGACGAGGTAAGCGCCGCAGTCGACGAAGGCCATGCGGAGGCGTGGATCGATGGCGGTGCGCGGCTGTATCGGAGGGCGCGGTGATTCGCTTTCTCTGGCGCGCAATCAAGTGGCGGTCTGCCTCGCTCGCGTGGTGGATCGCTCGATACGAACACGAAGAACGGAAGGGACGATGATCGAACTGCATCCACTGTGCACGCTGTTTCCCCGGCTGTCGGGCGCTGAATTCGATGCACTGAAAGCCGACATCAAGGCCAACGGTCTGCGTCAACCGATCGTCCTGCACGAAGGGATGATCCTCGACGGCGGCAACCGCTACCGTGCCTGCCTGGATGCTGGCGTCGAACCGGAATTCACGGCGTTCGAGGGCGGCAATCTCGTCTCCTTCGTCCTGTCGGCGAACCTGCATCGCAGGCACATGACGCCAGGGCAACAGGCCGCGATCGTCGCCAGTGCGCAGGATTGGGCGAAGGCGCAGGCCGGTGGAAGCGGCGGCGATCGGCGATCAAGTGCAACGTTGCACTTGGATTCCACGGCGAAGCGAGCGGCCGAGTCAGGGGCCAGCATCCGCACGCAGAAGATGGCCGACAAGGTAGCGAAGGCCGACCCGGAACTGGCGAAGAAGGTTGCTCATGGGGAAGTGAGCCTTCCCAAGGCCGTCGACCGGATCGAGGGCCGAGACAAGCAGGTCGACGAGGAAGCATTTGGCGACTTCGACCCGGTGGCGGAACTGAGCGTTGCGCATAAGGAAATCAGTGCCCTGCAAGCACAGATCGGCGCTCTCAGTCTGGACGACACGGCGGCGGAACTGAGGCGGCAGATCGAGATTCGGCAGGGCGTTGAGGCGCGGCTGGCGCAGGAAATGAACCGCGCCAACGAACTGGACAAACAGCTTCGCAAGCTCGGCAAGTTGCTGGAGACATTGCGCAAGCTCACGGGTGCCGATACGAACGCATCGGCGATCGCCGCCGTTCGCGCAATGGTGGCTAAGGCTGCGTGATGCAAATCGACCTGCGCCCGTATCAGCTACAGGCGGTCGACGGCCTGCGCCGCGAGATTGCTGCCGGGCGTCGCAACATCGTTCTGTGCGCGCCCACGGGAGCGGGGAAGACGCTGATCGGCACGCACCTGATGCAAGAGTCGCAACGCAAAGGAAAGCGGGCGCTGTTCGTGGTCGACCGACTGTCCTTGCTCGACCAGACGAGCCAGGTGCTCGATTCCTACGGCCTTGCTCACGGGGTTATCCAAGGCGGGCATTGGCGGTTTCGCCCATACGAACAGGTGCAAGTCTGTTCGCAGCAAACGCTCGCTCGCCGGAAGTGGCCCGATACAGACCTCATCATTGTGGACGAAGCGCACACGATCACCGAAACGGTGCGCAAGAGGATTTCCGCGCGCGATGTAGTCACGATCGGCCTGACCGCCACGCCTTTCACCAAAGGCATGGGCAAGGTCTATGAGTCGATGGTCAACGTCACGACGACGAACCAGCTCATCAACGATGGGTTTCTGTCGAACTTCCGCATCTTCGCCGCCTCCGAGCCGAACATGGAGGGCGTCAAGGTCGTCGCTGGCGAGTGGGACGAAAAGGAAACAAGCAAGCGCGCGATGGAAGTCGTCGGCGATTGCGTCGTCGAGTACCTCAAGCACGGCAACGGACAGAAGTTCATCTGTTCGGCTGTCGACACGGCCCACGTCGAGGAATTGCATCGCCAGTTCATGGCGGCCGGCGTGAACTGCGCCACTTACACGTACAAGGTCAAGGACGACGAGCGCGCCGAGATCGTCAAGGAATTTCGCAAACCGGACTCCTACATCCGTGGGCTGATTACCGTTACCGCAGCCTCCAAGGGGTTCGACGTTCCAGACATCGGCGTCGTCATCATGGCCCGGCCGCTGCGCAAGTCGCTGGCCGAACACATCCAGTTTTTCGGCCGTGGGCTGAGGGCGTACCCCGGCAAGACCGAGTGCATCGTGCTCGATCACTCCGGGAACTGCGCGCGATTCTGGAACGACTGGACGGACTTCTTCGAGGCCGGCGCGAGCGAACTGGACGACGGCAAGAAGAAGCCGAAGCCGAAGGCTACGGGCGACACCGAAGATCGGATGGTCAAGTGCCCGCAGTGCAAGCATCTCCACAACCCGCGCCCGTTCTGCCCGAGTTGCGGACACGAGTATCCGAAGCGCGAATCCGTTGTTCATGTCGCCGGCACCCTGTCCGAACTCGTGGCCAGCGGGGACAGGAAGGCGCATACGGTAGCGATCTGGCCTCAGGTGGTGGGTTACGCGCGGAAGTATCGAGACGACCCGGCGCGCGCTGAGAAGCTGGCGAAGGCGCTGTTCTTCAAGATGACGAAGAACTGGCCGACCGTGCCATTCGATCGGGTTACAGCGGCCCCATTGACGCCGGAAGTGGCGAACAAAATCCGCAGCCTGAACATCGCATACGCCGCGTCGCGCAAGCGCATGGAGGCGCGCGCGTGAGCTTCTACGCCGCGCTTACCTCCTCAGGGCTTTGCCCGCGCGACGTGATCGCGGATGGCCGCTGGCATCGCTGCCCGACCTTGGACAAGCCGAAGAAGAAGAACGGCTGCTACTTACTGGAACCGGGTGGCAATCGCGGTGTGTGGAAGAACTACGCGACCGACGCCGATTGGAACAAGTGGCAGTCGGACACCGTGACCACGGCGCAGCGCATCGACAGCGACCGCAGGGCGCGCGAGATACGCGAGCGAGAGTCACGCAGGCGGGTCGCAGCAATCAACGCGATGCGCGCGCATTTCGACGGCCTGCCGAAGCTGCGGGACGGGCACACGTACCTGTTCGACAAGGGCCTGTCGATGCTCGGCTGCGGCGAGCTGCGGATTGATGGCGAGTTGCTCGTGATCCCGATGTACCTGGGGCGCGCGCTGATGAGTTTTCAGACGATCACGCCGGGCGGCGAGAAGAAGTATCGGCGCGGCTGTCCGATCAAAGGCAATGCCTACGTCCTGTCTCGCGCGAGGCCGGTGGTTACGTGCCTAGCCGAAGGATTTGCTACTGGACTTGCGATCTACCAGTCGATCCCGGATGCGTCGGTCGTCGTGTGCTTCGACGCCGGGAACCTCGTGCACGTCGCCAGAAATTTGCGCGTGCGAGGCATGGCCGTCGTGTGTGCCGACAACGATTGGGGAACCGAGCAGCGCATCGGCGTGAACACCGGGATTCAGAAGGGGGCCGCAGCCGCCGAATCCATCGGCTGCGGGATTGCGTATCCACAGGGGATCGAAGGAACCGATTGGGCCGATGCGCTGAAAGAGTGGGGCGGGCCGGCGAAGGTTCGGATCGAAATCATGCGGCAGGCAAGGCCCGTGTTCGGCCGAGTGAGGCGGGACAGTGGATGACCGGATCGGATGTGAACACTCCGATCGCAGCAGACACCGCAGCGGGGTCGGAGGGGGAGTCTCCCTACCGGATGGAAAGGTCTGAAACAGGGAGAAAGGGTGGCGAAGCTAGTGCCCTTGACCGAACGACTGGCGAGTCCTGTGGCTCCGAAGGGCAACGGGTAAAGGCTCGGCCCAGGTGGGCTGAGTCCGTCCACCAAAGGGCAATGACCTTCACCGAGACAGAGGAAACGAGATGACGGTGGTTAACGAGAGAGTCGCCGAAATCGGAAAACGCGCCAACGCGCTGCGCAAGGCCGGCTTCTACAGCGCCGAGGAAGTGAAGTGGTTCGCCGGCTATGTGAGGCAGCCGGGGACGCTGCTGATCGAGTGCGAGTTGCTGATGGTGAACGCGGAGCAGATCGTGAAGCGAGAGAAGGAGGAAGCCGCGTGAAACTGCGCATCGTTAGCATCAGCGGTGGCAAGGATTCGACGGCCTGCGCACTGCTCGCGCTCGAGCGGTATCCGCGCGAGGAAATCCGTCTCGTGTTCGCCGACACCGGCAACGAGCACGAGCAGACCTATGCCTACGTGCACGAGTATCTGCCGGTGGCGCTGGGCCTGCCGATACATACGGTGCGCGCGGACTTCAGCGAGGCGATCGAGCGCAAGCGGCGGTTCATCGCGGAGAAGTGGGCTCCTGATCTCGTTGCTGGCACGCCTGGCAAATGGAAGCGCGTCGACGACGAAGACGACGGATCCGAACCGCCCGCGCCGCCGCAAGACCAAACGCGGAGGTGCACCGTCGGCGGGTGGGAGTGGAAGCCCGGCCGCCCTCCCGTGAGCGAGGAGCAGGCCGCCGACAAGGTTGCAAGAGCCCTCGCGGTGCTGCGGCCGACCGGCGTTCCGTTCCTCGATCTGTGTCTGATCAAGGGGCGCTTCCCGTCGCGCATGGCGCAGTTCTGCACATCCGAACTCAAAGTGGTGCCGATCACCGAATGGCAGATGCACCTTATCGACGACGGATACGAGGTCGAATCGTGGCAAGGGATCCGTGCGGACGAATCTCCTAAGCGCGCCGGGGATCCGGAGCGCGAAGACCGCGGCGGCGGGCTGACGATTTATCGGCCGATCCTGCGCTGGACGGCGCAGCAGACCGTCGACTATGTGCGCTCGCGCGGCGTGATCCTGAACCCGCTGTATTCGCAAGGGATGCACCGAGTCGGCTGTATGCCGTGCATCAACGCGCGGAAAGATGAGGTGAACGAGATCGCCAAGCGGTTCCCGGAGCACGTTGAGCGCATCGAGGAATGGGAGCGCCTCGTCGCTGAGGCGAGCAAGCGCGACGCCTCGACGTTCTTCGCATCGCCCGCGCAGGGCACCGGTCTGACGACCGAGGAAGCGGTCGCGCAAGGAAACATCCGAGCGGTCGTGGAATGGGCGCGCACCAGTCGCGGCGGCGTGCAGTTCGATTGGGTGCGCGACGAGGAACCGGCGATGTGCGCCAGTGCGTATGGGTTGTGCGAATGATCCACTACCACGGACTGCCGATCACGCCGATGACGGCCGCCGAGACGGCTATCCGCGGTGGGCATGCGTTCGTGTCCTTCCGGCGCGCCGAGCAGCTTGCAATCGCGGTTCCGGTCGCGCAGTCATTCGCCATCGACAACGGCGCTTTCTCGGCGTGGCGCGCAGGTGAACCCGTCACCGACTGGTCGGCGTTCTACGGGTGGGCGGCCGAGTGCATGCGCGTCCCGAGTTGCGACTTCGCCATCGTGCCCGACGTCATCGACGGCACCGAGGGCGACAACGACGCGCTGCTGGCCGAGTGGCCGTTGCCGCGCTGGTTCGGCGTTCCGGTGTGGCACATGCACGAGAGCCTCGAGCGATTCGAGCGCCTTGCCGCCGACTGGCCGCGCGTGGCGATCGGATCGAGCGGTGAGTACGCAGTGGTGGGCAACGCGCGTTGGTGGAGCCGGATTTCACAGGCGATGCGCGTGGTGTGCGATGAGGATGGCCGACCCATGACGCGCCTGCACGGGCTACGCATGCTCGATCCGGCGGTGTTCACGCGGTTGCCGTTCGCGTCGGCCGACAGCACGAACATCGGTCGCAACGTCGGTATCGACCAGGCGTGGCGCGGTGCCTACACCCCGCCCACGAAAGAGGCCCGAGCTCAAATCCTTCGCGCCCGCATCGAAGCGCACAACGCGCCTGCTACGTGGGCCTTCGACCCTGTGGAGCAAACGGAGATGCTGCTGTGATTGCCTTGTACATCGCCGCGATCGTCGCGGCCAATTTGTCGGTCGCGCACTTCGGGCCGTGGGTGTCGCCGATCAATTCGTTCCTGTTGATCGGACTCGACTTGAGTTTGCGTGACGCGCTGCACGACCGCTGGCGCGGGCGCGGGCTGTGGCCGCGAATGCTCGGGTTGATCGCTGCCGCAGGCGCCATCTCCTACCTGCTCAATCCGGCCGCAGGACGGATCGCCTTCGCGTCGGTCGCCGCCTTCTGCGCGGCCGCGCTCATCGACGCGTTCGTGTACCAGGCGATGCGGTTCCGCCCGTGGATGCAGCGCGCGAACGGCAGCAATGCCGCCGGCGCGATCACTGATTCGGTGCTGTTCCCGACGCTCGCCTTCGGGGTGTTCCTGCCGCACATCGTTGCGTTGCAGTTCGCCGCGAAGGTAGCGGGCGGCGCCGTGTGGGCCTACCTGCTGCGCCGCAGGACAGTGGCATGACAGACGAGCAACTGCGCCACGAGTGCGAAGTGCGCTGGCTCCTTCGCCTGTTCGTCGCCGAAGGCAAGGAAGGCGTCGACCGCTACATCGCGCTCGTGACGAAGCACAGAGGGCAGGCGTGCGCGGATCGGCTGCTGGCGGATGTCAGGGCGCAGCACGAGCTCGGCAACCGCGGCGAGCGTGGCGACTGGCGCGAACGGATGAGGGAGGCGGCATGACGCAGGAAGTCGTGCTCCCGTGGCCGCCGCGCGACCTGAGCCCAAACGCCCGGGTTCACTGGGCGCGCAAGGCAAAGGTCACGCGCTCGTACCGCGAAGCCTGTTACCTGCTCGCCAAGCAGGCGCGGCTTAAGGCGCCTGACGCCGACCGGATTGCGCTCACCGTGACGTTCCTGCCGCCTGACGGGCGCCGGCGCGACCGGGACAACTTGATCGCCTCGTGCAAGGCGCTGTTCGACGGGCTAGCCGATGCGCTGCAAGTCGATGACGCGCAATTCGTCCTGTCGTTTCACGTCGCCCGCGACCAGATCGCAGGGCTTGTTCGTGTCTCTGTGGAGCCAGCATGAAATCGCTATATGCAGCAATCATCGCCCATTGGCGTCGCCGGAAGCACCTGCGGGCCGTGGCGCGGTATCACCGCAGATTGGCGCAGATGGAGAAGCGGCGATGATCGAGTGGATACCCCATAACGGCGACGAATGCCCGGTAAAGCCCGGCACGCTGGTCGAAGTGTCTTACGGGTCGGTGCAGGACACGACTATTGCCGAGCGCGTCGATTGGGCGTCTGCGATCCGGTATCGCGTGCGGATGCCTGCGCCCGATGGTGTTGCCGGCACGATTGCCGAGCGTGAGAACACGCACGGGTCGTTCGAGTTGCGTTCGGAAATAGCCCGCCGGTTGCGCGATGCCATGTCGCTGCATGAGCGCGACAACGGATTTACCGCGCCGCAAGAGGATGCGCTGATCCATATCTGCAACAAGCTGTCCCGCATAGCGGCCGGCGACTCGTGCTGCTCCGACCACTGGCACGACATAGCTGGTTACGCGACGCTCGCTGCCCAAACCGGGCACGACTCCACCCAAAAGGGGCACGCATGACATTCCGGCTCGGCTTCATCGTCGGCGCTATGGCCGCCTGCGTCGCCTGTGCATGGTGGGCATTTAGCGCGATGGAGCCGCACGACGATTGGGCACCGGGCGCACTGAGCGATCTGGAACGGTACGCAGATCGAGTGCGTGAATGAGGCGCCCCATCAAGGATCACATCCTTGCCGAAGTACGCGCGGCCACCGACCGCAGGAAAGGCGTCAAACAGCCGACCGAGCCGCGGAACCCGGAACTAACCCGCACGCGCAGGCGGCTAGAGGAAATCGAGGACGAACGCAGGTTGCGCGAAGCAACGGAGTGGCTATGAACGTGTCCGAGGTCCGTAGGTATGACTGATAGCGACCTGCACGCGCTGTTCTGTGAATGGGGAGCATGGGCACGGTCGCGCCGGCTGTACGCGCCGAGTCCGAATCCGCAGAGCGTCATCGGCTCGCTCGTGCGCCTGCCGGGTGGTCGAGAAGGGAATGCACGCCTAGACCCGATGCTAGCCGCGTTGCACATGGCAATTCTCGGCGCAGAGGGCAGGGACGGCCAGATCGTGAGCATCGAATATCTGTGGCGCCCCTACTCGCGCCCGAAAGTGCCGGTAAAGCGCATCGCCAGCGCGCTCGGATTCTCGCGGCAGCGGTGGTATCAACTCGTTAAGGATGCGCGCCGCCGAGTATATGCAGGGGTTGACACAATTTCTGTGGCGGCCCCTTGTCAAATCCCGGAAAATGTCGATTGATTGAGATACGCCTCGAAGTTGTCGGCGTGTTTCCGCAGTCTCCTCCCTCGTGCATCACGCACGTTTGCCCGCCGAGTGCGGGCTTTCTTTTGTGCCCAAATAACAGGCACTTAGATTAAGACAATGGCTGCACCCCTCGGAAATCAGAACGCGGCAAAGGCGAAAGTCTGGACGGCTGCGGTAGAGCGGGCACTGTCCGCACGATCGGCACTGGACAGGAAAGATGCGCTCGAAGCGTGCGCCAATGCGCTGATCGACAAGGCGCTGGAAGGCGACATGACGGCGCTTAAGGAACTCGGCGACCGGCTAGAGGGCAAGCCGGCGCAGGCGGTTTCATTGAGCGGCGAACTAGCACACAAGCACACACTTGCAGATGTCCTCGGCAGCATTAGCGCCAGCGCAACAGACAATCCTCCGGTGGCGTGAAGGTGGGCCGGCGCTCTTTGCCGAGGAAGTCTTAGGGGCAAAGCCGACCGATCAGCAGTGGGAAGCCAGTCGGGCGATCGTGTCGCGCCGCAGGGTGTCGATCCGCTCGGGCCACGGTACGGGCAAGTCTGCGTTCATGGCTTGGTGCGTGCTGTGGTTCATGGCGTGCTACTTCCCCTGCAAGGTGCCGTGTACGGCCCCTACGGGGCATCAACTGTCCGACATCCTGTGGGCAGAGATTGCCAAGTGGCACCGGGCGATGAAAGAGCGCGTGCCGGAGTTGGCGGCAGAGTTCGGGTGGGGCTCGGAGCGGTATTCGATGCTCACGCATCCGCAAGAGTCGTTTGCGGTTGCGAGAACGAGCCGCCCGGAGAATCCCGAGGCGCTGCAAGGCTTTCACAGCGAAAACATCCTGTTCCTGATCGACGAGGCTTCTGGCGTGCCGGAAGTCGTCTTTCGGGTTGCCGAGGGCGCGCTATCGACGGACGGTGCATTCGTCGTCATGGCGGCGAACCCGACGCGGGAAGAAGGCTACTTCTACGACTCGCATCACAAGATGCGCGATCGGTGGGCGGCGCTGCATTGGGATGGCGAGGAATCGCCGATGGTCAGTCGTCAGTACATCGACGACATGCGCGCCAAGTACGGTGTAGACAGCCCGATCTATCAGGTACGGGTCAAAGGTAATTTCGTAACCGCTGCCGACGGGGTGATTCCTCTGTCGCTGTGCATCGCTGCGCAGGAAAGGAACGTCGCTCGGACGCCTGGGGCGGAAATACGGTGGGGTTTGGACGTTGCCCGCTTCGGGGATGACTCGACGGCGTTAGCCAAGCGCGCCGGGAACATGCAGCTAGAGCCGACGCGGGAATGGTTCGGCAAAGACCTGATGCAGACGGTCGGCCTGCTCAAGATCGAATACGACAGCGCCCGAGAGAAGCCCGACGCGATCATGGTCGACGTAATCGGGATCGGCGCGGGTGTAGTGGATCGAGGCAAGGAAATCGGATTGCCGGTGGTCGGTGTCAACGTGGCGGAGTCTGCATCTGCTGATGAGCGGTACGGTCGGCTGCGGGACGAACTGTGGTTTCTCAGCAAGGAATGGCTAGAGCGCAGGGATTGCAAGCTCGCCGATGACGATGCGCTGATTGGCGAGTTGACCACGCCGAAGTACCAAATCCTCTCGAATGGAAAGATCAAGGTCGAGGGGAAAGACGAGATGAAGAAGCGCGGCGTATCTAGCCCGAACCGGGCTGATGCGTGGAACTTGACGTTTGCACGGGTCGGCTTCGCAACGCAGTGGAAGCCGATCAAGTACGACAACCGAGGAATCATTTAATGGCTCGCATGACTGACGACGAACTTCTGGCGCTGATCGAAGCGCGAGAAGGGGAGTCGTATGGGTATGGCGACGGCGAGCTATCGGAGAAGCGTG